CTTCCTCAAGGCGCACTTCGCAATCCTGCGCCACATGGACTGGGGCGTCCTCCTGCCCAGGTATGCCCGGGCGCTACTCGATCGAGACTTGGTCACAGGGAGAGAGAAATGGATTCAGCCCTACCTCATCGGATGACGGGCCGCGAGTGGGCCGCCAACCTCGGCGACGTCATCGTCGACCGGGACGGATGGCGCCGAGACGACGGCGTTGACTTCGACCGCACGCCGATCGCGCGCGACGAGTACAAGAGACGAGTCGTCATGTGCACCATGATGCTGCCGCGCAAAGCCGGTTGGCGCATGCTCTTTGGTTGAAGTCGCCATTGACGCTTGCGTCATGTGACGCAACGCGCCGGCGGAAAGGCCTTTTACCCCCAGATCCAGGAGTCCTCGACGTCCTGTCCCCCAGATCTAGCCATTGACCTTTTTGATTTCGCGAGTATACTCGCCACCGAGGCACGCGCAGCAGCGCCGAGGTGTCCTGAGTTGCAGTTGGGTTGAGTAACTCATCAGCTAGATTAGGAGTAAGGCATGTGGCGTTTCAGCATTTGGTGGCAGAAGGTCAATTACGACTGGCTCGCCGTTCCGGTGGCGCTGGTCGTGACGACGTTGGCGCCCTTCGTGGCGGCCGGGATCGCGATCTACGTTTTGGTGGCGTGGCTGTGGGCGTCCTGACCGCACTCAAGGTCGGCGATTCGGTTCAGGTGGTCAAGTCGCCTTATTTGGACGCGCGCGTGAAGAACGTCGGCAAGATCACGGCCGTCTGGGGTCCGGGACAGTCCGGCAACACGCTGTACGAAGTCTTCTTCCCGGGGATCTCCTGGGGCTTCGCGTTCTACCGTGAAGAACTGGCGTGGGTGGCTGCGCCTGAGAAGGGAGTAACGAAATGAGCGACCAGACGGAATGCCATCATGTCCTATCGCTGGTTGGCTCCAATGGCGGGGCACAATGCGACCTGTGCGAGAAGACCTGGGACGTGGACGCCATGCTCCACGCCGCTGAGATCGGCCTAAACAGGCTGGCCGAGTTGGAAGCGGCGAAGGCACGGGAGGAGGCGAAGGAGAAGGATACGGGCCTTCGCTGCGCCGAGGCTCTGGCGCGAAGGCTCTACCGCATAGTCAAGCACCCAGACAATGCCGGAGTAGGCAAAATCAGCCTGCACTACCAAGAACCCGACGGGAGCATTGGCGTGGTCCTCGTGCTTGCACCGGACAAGGGAAACGCCGCAATCATCGATGCGGTAGAGGCGATCTACTCGAAGCAAGACGTGGCCGCCTCGGAGCCGCCGGGCACACGGGAGGGAATGAGCCCAGTCGAACGCCTTATGGCTGACGCCTCGGAGCCGCCGGGCACAGTGGGGGAGAAGGGGACGTGATGCCGACACCGGAAGAAGTGCTGGCTGCATACGACCAGCGAGTAAAGGCCCTCAAATACGAGGCTGCTCAAGGCCACGGGCGCAGTTCGTTGGAGAGGTTGCAGTTCGTTGAAGTCTATGACGCCCTGGCCGCTTCGCAGGAGCGGGTGCGGGAGTTGGAGTACTTGTTGGACTACGCCTACTACCTGCGGTTTATCGGAGAGGCGACCAATCACGACCAGGAGCTTGAATACTGGGGGCGCGTGGAGGTGGCCATTGAGCCTATGCACGGTGGGTGGGAGTCTCCGGCATCCACCGCAGGAGCCGAGGGAGAGCAGGGCCTGGAGGAGCGGACGTGAGACTCCCCAACGACCTCGAGCGATTCCTGATGGTCGGCGCCCCCGATCGGTGTCTGGTGTGCGGCCACGTGCTCTTGGTCTTCTGGTCGAAGCTGGCGCACGTCACCATGGTGGTCTGTCCGATCAACCGGGATCACGAGCGGTGGCGCTGGACCCATGCCGAAGAACGCACCGCGGGCATAGACGTGGCGGCGGAGGCTTGACAAACCCCCAGATGTGGTGTAGAGTGCTCGTGTAGGTGCCGGCCACTCGATGGACGGTGGGCCTCCACTGGGAAATCCCCAACCTTGGCCCGGGGCGTCCGCGAGGGCGCCCTTCCTCGTTTCGGCTGCTTGACAGAACGCCATTTCGGGTGTACAATCTTCGGCTGCCATGTCTGACGACCCCCTAGATCTGCTGGACGATGAAGACGAAGGTGAGCCGGCCGGCGGGGCGTCGTTGAGCCTGGACGAGCAGGTGCCCCCCGGCCGGGGAGATCCTGGCCCTACGAGCGGGGGGGGCAAGCTGATCTGGACGCACGAGCAGACGCGCGAGATGGGCAGACTGGGGGGCAGACGCAAGCAGGAGAACATCACCAAGGCGCGCGAACTCCTGGAGGGCCTTGGACTTGATCCTGACGATTACAGCCTCAAGCTCCTGGCGCGCCAGGTTGCCTCCGACAAGCCCGGTGCCACGTCTGCGCACAAACTGCTGCGACAGGTGGCCGGCAAGGACGGAGCGCGCTCTGAGGCTGGCGACACGTTCGTCGTGCAGCTGGATCAAAGGTCGGCTGGCCAGTTGATTGCCGCCCTGACGCAGCCGGCGTCGAAGGTAGATGTCCTGCGCATCACGGGCGAACAAGTTGTCCGCATCGACCATGACGGCGGGTCTCTCTGGATCGACGCTCAGGGAGCCGCCCGCATCGAGCCGCTTCTATAATCAGAAAGGACACCATTCATGAATGAAGTCGCGCTGTTTGCCGCCGCACTGTTTTTCGGGTTCCTGGCCACCGAGGGTCTCGTCGAGTTCTTCCTCGGGGGGCTGTTCGACAAGGTCGCGCAACTCTCGCCCTTCAAGTGGACGCTGATGTACGTGTCGGCACTCGCGGGCGTCGGCCTGGCGCTTGCCTACCACCTCGATCTTCCGGCTGTCGTCTTTGGCTTTGATGCGAGCGCCCTCGGCGTTGTGCTGACCGGTCTGGTGATCGGACGCGGAGCCAACTTCGTCAGCGACGTGTTCTCGAAGATCAAGGGCGCCCAGAAGCAGCCCGTTCCCCTGGGGCCGTAGCAGCATGGGGCGCCTGGAGTTTGCTCAGCTCAAGACGCCGTGTGACCTGGAGCGCGCATGGATCGCCGGCATCTTCGAGGGCGAGGGCACGATCCAGGCGTCTCCCTCTGCGCAGGTGGCGGTCAAAATGACCGACGAGGACATTGTCGGTCGTCTTGCGTCGCTGCTGGGGTGTGAGTACGCGCCCGTAAAGGCATACCACGACAATCCTGTCCGCAAACCCCAGTGGCGTGTACGCCTGTGCGGCGTGCGTGCGGTTCAGTTCTTGAAATTAGTGCGACCATGGCTAGGGCGCCGTCGCGGCAAACGCGCCGACGAAGTTCTAGCTCGATGGGACGGACGCACACTCGGCACCCCCTTGCTGAGAGCGCACCTCTCCGAGGTACATCGCGGGCGCAAGATGCCCGCGGGACACGGCGCTAGAGTGTGGGCCGCGCGCCGTAGAAATGCGACTCTACATGCCACTGCATAGTGGCCCTCATTGTGCGGGATGTTCGGAGTACGTCCCACCGTCGGCGTTGCGCAAGACGTGCAGCGTCGTTTGGCCTTGGGACCACAACAAGCTGTCTCCCGAGCAGACGCTTGCCCACCTCTTGGCTCTTGGGGTGGACGAGGTTTGCATTCGTGCGCCCGTGTACTTCGCTCCGCTTCAACCCAAGCACCTTGCTCCAGTTGCCCAGGCGTTCCACGATGCGCTGGTCGCGCTGTGCATGTCGGCTGACATTGACATCTCGCTGTGGCCGGTGATCTCGCTCTACAATCCCGAGCTGCAGGCCGACCGCATCGCGGAGTATGCCGAGCACTACGATCCCGAGGGGATCTTCCTGGACGCCGAACGTCACTGGGTGCTCGACTACATCGCGAACTTGCCGCGCTTCCTGGATCGGCTGGCCACCCACAAGGCCGCGGGGCGCATCAAGTGCCCCGTCGGTCTGGCGTCTTACCGCCGCGCGTCCGGGTGGCCGACGATGCACTGGCAGGTCTGGCTCAAGCATCAACTGGCCGGGCTTTACACAATCGACTTTCTGGCTCATCAGCTTTACCCAATCGGCTGGAATCTGCTGGATCAGTACGCCTACCAAACGCGCCTGGACGTTCAGAGTCACGAGGAAGAGGTGCGAAAATCTGGTCGGCTGCCGATGGATTGGTTCCCGTTCCTGCCGGCCTTTGCCGAGAGCGGCTGGACGGCCCAGGGCGCCGGCGTCCAGAGACAAGTTGAGCAACTGCAGGCCATGGTGGGCGAGCGCCTGCGCGGGGCGAACGCGTGGAGCTTGGACCAGGACATGATTCTCAAGGGACCGACCGTGAATCCGGCGCTGCAGTCGGTCTACACCTACCTCCAAGGGGCTCTATATGCCTGACGCTGCGTCGTACCGTGCCGATGACAACCTGGTAGCAACGGCCGTGAGCCTTGTCACCAACGGCGGAACGGTGTCGCCGAAGGAGTCGCGCCGCCTGACGATGGGCCTGGTGCTCGATCTGCGCGAGCGGTCGATCGACAACTCGAGGAGGCTAGACGCTCTCGAGCGCAGCCCTTTCGCGAGGCCTGGCAAAGTGTTTTGGGCGCTCTCGGCCATTGGCTTCGCGACCGTCAGCTTGATCGTTGTGGCGGTGTACACGAGCGAGGTTGCGATCCCGTTCTCCAAGTGGTTCGGCGGCGTTCTTCTGAAACTGGCGGGATAGATGAACCCCGAAGTCGCGCGGTTCGCGCTTGAGGCTGGACACCTCGAGGCCATTCAGCGAGTTGTGCAGTCCGACTCGCCGGCTGGCTATCGCGCTTTTCACGCCCTGATTCACGATAAGGTGTTGCCGCGGCATGCAAGTAAGTGGATCGACGACGTCTATCTTGCGCGCGCGCAGGGCAAAGGTGCGGTGCTCTATGCGTTCCGGGGGGGGCTCAAGACCAATACGTTCACCAACACCTTCGTGCCCTACGGAGTTGGGATTCACCCGGAGCGAGCGAACCTGATCGTGCAGTCGAAGGAGTCTCAGGCCTTCGACAACTCAGAGAAGATCGCCGGCATCGTGGCTCACAACGCCGGCTGGAAACTGTCCTTTCCGCACATCGTGCCCGACAAGAAGCGCGGGTGGGGTGCGCGCGGCTACAACGTGAAGCGCACCGATGTGCCGTACGAGGACTGGGTGCGCAGCATCCCCGGCAAGGACCCAACGTTCGTTGCGCTGGGCGAGCAGTCCGCCGACATTCTTGGGATGCACCCGGACGGCAAGTTTGTCGGGGACGACATCAATAACGAGATGAACACGTCGTCCTCGAAAGAGCTGAGGCGCGTCAACAAGATGGTGGAGGGCACGATCTTCCCGGGCTTCGTGCCGACGACGTGGCCGCTTTTCGTGGGAACGCCTTGGGTGTACGGGGACGTGCTGGATTACGTCGCGTCTCTCCTCGAGGACTACGTAGTGATCCGCACGCCCATCATCGACGAGGCGGGCGTTCCGGTGTGGCCCGAGAAGTTTCCGAAGGCGGAGATTGCCAAGCTCCGTCGGCGTGGAGCGATCGAGTTCGCTCGCATGTACTTGCTGGATCTCACGGCAGCTCAGGGTCATGTGCTCAAGCGCGACTGGCTGCACTACATGCCTTGGGAGGACATCCGGCCGGACTGGCCCCTCTACCTGGGCGTTGACTACCAGGAGGCATTCGACGTGAAGTCGGGCGCGCACGACTTCTTCTCGGTGACATGGGGGCGCGGCATGCCGAGCGGAACTCTGATTGAGGATGGGTATCTCGCCCAGTTGTCGCGCGGCGAGGCGGAAGAGCGCCTACTGAATATTGCGGCTTCGATGCCCAACTACAAGTCGATCGGCGTCGAGATGGCCGGCGGTGGTCAGGCTTTCGTGCACAGCTTGATGCGCCACACGCAACTCAAGGTCACGCCCGTGCCCGTTGGCTCCAAGAGGTTCGGTGACCGTGTTGAGAAAGAGATGGCGCCCTGGTTCGAGTTCGCGCAGGTGTGGTTGTCGAACAAGGAAACCGAGTGGATGCAGACGTTCGTCAGTGAGTGGCTCGGGTATCCGTACGCCGAGCACGACGACACGCTGGCGTCCACGTACGCGATGCTGTACGCTGCGCGATCGCACTTGCGCCCCATGAGCAACCCGGGCGCCCTGCAGCGCCCAGCGGTGCGAACCGAGAGCGTCTGGAAGGATCTGGTGAGGGCATAATGGCTGACGAAACCAAGCTCGACTTCTATCAAGAGTGGGCGCGCCACGTGTGGCAGCGCGATGAGCCACTGCGTCGGGGCTTCAACGAAATGGAGTCGCTGGCGCATCTTGCTCAGGGTCTGCCGCCCGGCATGCAGCGTTTTCAGTGGGTGCGCGAACTCAAGAACGCCGCTCCCTACAAGGCGATCCGGGGTGGGACGCGTGCGCTATCGACGTTGAGCGAGCGCGTTCACATTGAGCCGTGGGATGACTCGGACGAGACGCGCACCAAGATCAACGTGTGGGAGCGGGTGGTTGAGTACCAGATGTTCCGCGCTTCCCAAAGGCGCGGTCCCATCATGTCCGAGGTGGTGCGGTCGTCCCTGATGTACGACACGGTTGCGATGTCGATTACTCACATCCCGTCCCAGATCGCCTCTCTCAAGGCGCGGGGCGGCAGCACGAAGCACCTGGAGGTGGCGCTCAGGGGCGGCGATTTCATGGTGCGCATGGTCAACCCCAAGGGCGTCTTCGCGACGCACTCGGACTATGGCCTCGAAAATGTCGTGGCCTGCCAGATCAAGACCGTGCGCGACCTCATGGCCGAAGAGGGCAAGAAGGTGCCCGAGCCGATCAAAGTGTTATATGACGCTAAGGACTTCGACCGCAAGTTCGCCAAGTGGTCCTTCTGGGATCGCGACTGGGTGTGCCGTTGGTTGGCGGAAGATCCCGCGGGCGAACCGATTCAGCCCGGCGCGCAGTTTGCCGTTCTCGACGAGCCGGTTGTGTGGCCGTACGGTTTCATCCCGTGGGTGTATGAGTGGGGCGGCAGTGCGATCGAGCTTGAGCCCGAGTGGCAGCGCCAGCCCCTGCTGTGGCCGGTGGCGCGCACGCGTGCGAATATCGCCGCGACGATCATCGACTCCCTGCGCGTGAGCAAGGCGATCGCCGAGTTCGGGTCGCCCGTGCACACGCTCGAGGGGCCGGACCCCGACTCGATCTCGTTTACGCAGAACGAGCCCGGGGCTGAGGTGCGCGTGCCCGAGGGGCACAAGTACACCAAGAATGCTCCGAACGACATTGACCCCCAGTTGGAGGTGATGTCGGCCGCCTTGAACCAGGAAATGGAGGCTGCGACGATCTCGGGCGTGCTCATCACGGCCGAGACGCGTCCCAACGAAACCTTCTCCGGCTACAGCATGCGCGTGCAGACCGCTCTCGGTCAGTTGATGCCGTACAAGATCGTCGCCGAGCGGGCGATGGCCCGAGCGTACTCGATCTTCTTCGACTGGGCTCGCACGTCCAAGACGAACATCAAGGGCATCGTGGCTGTGGGCGTGAATCCGCGTTCGGCCCGCAAGATGCAGGTGATTGACTATCGCCAGATCCCCGAGGCCCTGCTGTTGACGGTTGAGGCGCGTAACGACGTGCCGACGGATCGTCTCCAGAAGATCAATGGCGCCATTATGATCGCCAAGCAGTTGCGCGCGTCGCCCGTGCGCGTTCTCGAGGAGCTGGGCGAAGAAGACCCCGAGGGCTCGATGCGCGAGTACGCGAAGTACGAATTGCGCTTCGCCAAGCTGCAGGGCCGTGTTCAGCGCATTGGGGCCGAAGAGGCCGGCGTCATCGAGCAGATGGCGATGGAGAAGGCCCAGGAACTCCTCAAGCAACAGTCCGAGGCCGGCATGGAGGGTCCGGGCGGAGGCGCTACGTGGATGCCGCAGCCCGAAGATCGTATGAACCAGGTGCCCGAAGGGGCGATGGGGGGCGAGATGCTGCCCGAGGGCGGCACGAACCCGGCGGGCGGCGGCGGACCTGCGATGGGCGCCATGGGTGAAATGGCGTCGTTCGAGGGCCAGACGGGTGAAACGCGCGGTGGTGAACCGATGCCAGAGGTGCCGGCCTGATGTTCAGTGACCACGAATGGAACGTAGAGGAAGTTGAGGCCGAGGCTTGGGCCGATGGTCTCGAGGAAGAGTTCAGGGCCGAGTTGGCGGCCGATCAGCCGAAGACGCGTCCCGTG